GATTAAGAAGCTAATGACCCTTAAATGTGACTTCTTCCTAATGGGTCATCTGCGTACTGAGGAAACTGTAATAGGAGAAACGAAAGGAGGTGAGGCAATAAAGAGTAAGCAATTTAGGTTAAATGTAACTGGAAATGCCGTAGTAACAATCCCTTTACTATTCGATGAACTTTGGGTCTTGGTCGGTAAGGAGACTTCTTCTGGGATTGATAGGAAGATTCTAACTGATGCTCAAGGCCAGTACATAGCACGAAGTCGCTTAAAGAGTAATGGGAAGTTAGATTCAAAAGAAGATCCGGATATTAAGAAAATTTTGAAGAAGGTCGGCCTTGATTGGGAAGATAAGGCTAAATTAGATGTTTAAATTGTTTAATTAACTGGAGGTAAAAATGGACAAAGCACAAACACAAACATCAGACTCCCAAAGAGAGATAATAATAGCTTTGGATGAGCTACATCAACAATTAGATATCGTAAGTGACTTATTTGATACTTTATCTAATAGACTGGATAAAGTATGCACATCTGAAGTACAACCAATAGAGGAACAAGATAAAACTGTAGCAAACTGTGAAGTGTCTGAAATAATCTCTGATGCAATAAATAAGATAGCCAGATTATCATCAAGCATAAAAACAAAGACTAACTTAATGTTAATCTAACACCTAATCCAAAAAGGAGAAAATTACTATGACTTTAACTGATTATTCCGATCTCGAAAATGAAATTGCTGATGCTCCAGAACCTAAAATCCTTAATGCGGGTGAGGAAGTACAAGGAAGAATTATTACTGTACGAACAGGTACTTCGGAATCAGATAAGTATTTTGCCTGCAGATGGTATTCAGTTGTCTACGATGTACCTGATGATCCTATGGTAATAGAGTTTAATGACTTCTTCTGGGAATTGAATAAGGAGAAATTAGACGCTAAGACTTTCTCTCGTGAACTGTATAAGTTTCAGCAGTTTGCTAAAGCCTTCAACATTGACTTTAGTCGTCCCTTTTCTTGGGAAGATGATTTGCCAGGTAAGTCTGGATGGTTAATTACAGGGGTTAAGAAGACTGATGATTATGGTATGCAGAATACTGTGAAGAAGTACATAATTCCAAGATGAATTAGTTAACTAAATTATCTATGGCATTTAGAATAATCTAATGTAAGTCCATAGATAATTAATTAATTTAATTAACTGAAAGGAAAAACTAATGAAACGATTAGAAGAATGGAAATGCTTTGAAGAAATAATGAGATTTCATATAGAAAGTTATGCTCAAATCCAGTATGGTAATCCTGGAGGTGATGAACAGATAGATGGATTTTCTGTTGAAGACTGTTGGCAGAACATTCAACGTTACTATAATCGAAGAAATAGCTCTGTTCGAGGCCAAGCTGAGACATTAAGAGATGCAGTTAAAGTAGCTCATTATGCCCAGATAATTTATGATAAGTTAATAAAGGAGATAGACAATGATCGAAAAGATAAACTGGGACAATTACTTCCATAAAATCTGCGAGGCCGTTGCTTCAAAGTCACCTTGCTTGAGCCGGCAGATAGGTGCAATTCTAGTACGTGACCATTCTATTATCTCTACAGGCTATAATGGTCCTGCAAGAGGAATTCCTCACTGTGGGCCTAATAGGTTAGGAAAAGATAATACTTTAAATATTTTACATTCAGATGAATCTGCTAAACTATATCCTTCATATGAAGTATCATCTACCTGCCCAAGAAAATTACTAGGATTTAAATCTGGTACAGGTATGGAGTATTGTCCTGCTCAACATGCAGAGGAAAACTGCATCTCAAATGCTGCTAGGTTAGGTGTATCAGTATTAAACTCTACACTTTACATGAACTGTGTAATTCCTTGCAAGAATTGCCTTAGTACTTTAATTAATGCAGGTATTATGCAAATTGTAGTTGATCAAGCATCTGTTTATGATAGTCATACTAAATATATCATTGATAACTCAAATATAGATATAAGGGAATTTGAATTATGAAAAAGATTCTCATAACTGGCATTGACGGTTATATAGGTTATTCTTTAGCCCTTCATCTTCTAAAGCAAGGATATGAAGTTGCAGGGCTTGACAACTTTTCTCGTCGTACTCTAGTAAATGAAGTTGGTAGTAACTCATTAACTCCAATATCTATTATCTCAGAGCGAGAACGCTACTTAAGGAGTTTTCCTAACTTCATTGACAGTATTACTAACCTTAATCTATGTAATTATTATAGCTTAAGTCGATTCTTAAACATGATTAAGCCTGATACAATCATCCACTTAGCAGAGCAACCTTCTGCACCTTACAGCATGAGAAATGCTAGGTGCTCAATAGATACTCAACGTGAGAATGTTATAGGGAGTTTATCTTTACTCTGGGCAATGAAGAATAATTGTCCTTATGCTCATTTAATTAAATTAGGTACTATGGGTGAGTATGGGACACCTAACTGTGACATACCTGAGGGAAGTATAGATCATCAATGCTCTGCAGGAGTTAAAGATCATCATGGAGAGATAGATGAGTGTCCTTTAGCTGGACTTCCTTTTCCTAAATCTCCTGGTTCCTTCTATCACTTATCCAAAGTTCACGATACTAACAACATTATCTTTGCTTGTAAGAACTGGGGACTTAAATCTACTGACATCATGCAAGGTGTAGTCTTCGGAACTAAGATTAACTACTCTAATAACAGTTTTGAAGAACTAACTCGATTCGACTATGATGAATACTTTGGAACTGTCATTAATCGTTTCTGTACTCAAGCAATCATAGAGCAATCATTAACTGTCTATGGCAAAGGTAATCAAATTAGAGGATTCCTTCCACTAAAAGACTCTATCCAATGCCTGCAAATAGCAATAGATAAGCCACCAGAAATTGGCGAGTATAGAGTATTTAATCAGTTTGAGAATACCTACTCAGTTAATGACTTGGCAACAATGATCTGTGTTGAAGCTTCCAATTATGGAATTCATGTAGGTATTGATCATATAGCTAATCCACGTAAAGAAGATGAAGAGCACTACTACAATCCAACACATGAGAAGTTATTAAACCTTGGTTATAAACCAACTACTAATATCATATATGAGATTAATTGCCTAATTCATTCAATTCTTCCTTATAAAGACAAGGTGATTAAAGAAGTAATTATGCCTAGGGTAAAATGGAATAGTTAATTAAACAATTTAAACAACTGAGGAAATTTTGGAGGGTAACTGATGGATGAATATAAGCCGCGTTTTAGTTTCGAAATTACTGAAGAGCAGCAAGACCGAGCTAATCAATTATTAAGCACTTACGGTCTTCGCAAGACTATCTTTGGTGTAATATTAGATGATATCTTAGACATGATCGAGCAACATGGACAGATTGTTTTAGGAGTCTTACTTGATAAGGCAGTAAAGCCTAGAGAAATTATTCCTTCTTTAGCGCAAGCTGAGAGGAGGGTGAAGTGATGTAAAAGTTAAATATAGAGCAGAACCATAAAAAATTAAGGTGGGCGACAAGTGAAATTGACAGGCTGAACATCCTTCTCAAATGCTCTTGTAATATGGAGCAATGTAACTGCTCATATCGTGGAGCTTTAAAGGCTTATGTATGTTTAAGGAGGAATAACTAAATGTCCACTATTGAAGATCTAAACATTCCAGCTCTAACTGATATGAGCCAGGATGAAGCAATTGAATATCTTCGGCAGATTCGTCTAAGTCGTCGAGTCCCTGTTAAAAAACAATCTACTCAAACTATTAAGAAGAAACGCGCAGCTAAGGCAATTCCTAAGGTTTCTGCGTCTCAAGCGGCTAACTTACTTAAAATTCTGAAGGGGTAATAAGATGAAGCTAGGAATAATTAATGAAATAGACTGGAAATATGTAGGTGCATCACTTGCAAATGAAGATGAAGAAAAGCAGATTAACTTCTTCAAATCATTTGTATCTGAATGTAAATCATGGGGAACTACATATCAAATAGGGATTCAACTAGCTGAAATATGTCAAAAGTTAACCAATGAAGAAAAAGAAATACTTTCACAAATAACTTATCTGGGAGAAGATCAAGATGACTGAGATTAAAGTAGGCAAAGTGGCAATGGTTAACTTCTCAAGCATCCAAGTTGGTGAGCGTGCCAGGCAGGAAATGGGTAACTTAACTGACATGGAAGCGTCGATGAAAGAAAGTGGATTAATTTCTCCTTTGGCAGTCAAGCAGATTGGTGAAGAAGAATATTTCTTACTGGCTGGTGAACGAAGGTATTTAGTTCTTCAGAAGAATGAAGTAGATGTAATACCTGTGAGAGTCTATCCTAATGACATTACTGAATTAGAAATGAAGGCTATTGAATTGGCTGAGAATTTCTACCGTAAGGATTTCGAATACTGGGAGAATGATAAACTTACTCTAGAAATCCATACCCTTCATCAGCAAATTCATGGAGTGAAAGCACCTGGACCTGATCAGCAAGGATGGAGTCTTAATGATACTGGATCGCTAATAGGTAAAACCAATGCTTCTGTTTCTACTGCAATTAAAAGAGCTGAAGCACGAGATGCTTTCCCTGAATTATTTACTACCTGCAAAACTCAGAAAGATGCATCTAAGCTTATGCAGAAAATGGATGAAGCTATTGTTAAAGAAACTATTGCGAAAAAACTTGATTCTGATAAGAGTAATAGCTCCCTTCATCAATTATCTAAATGTTTCATCCTAGGTGATTTCTTTGAAGGAGTTAAGCAAATTCCAGATGGAATAATGCACTTAGTAGAAATCGATCCTCCTTACGCAATTGACTTAAATAAAGCTAAAAAAACAGATGGCGAATCTAACTATGTCCAAGACCAATACAATGAGATTGATAAGTTAGACTATGCTGAGTTCCTTGCTAAAACATTTAAAGAATGTTATCGAGTAATGACTGATCACTCATGGCTTCTCTGCTGGTTTGCTCCTGAGCCTTGGTTTGAGACTATATTCCAGTCTATAACTAATGCAGGTTTTAACTCTACTCGAATGTGCGGCATTTGGACTAAGCCTTCTGGCCAGTCTAAACGGCCTGAGATGCATCTTGCTAATACATATGAGATGTTTTTTTATGCTTGGAAAGGTAGACCAGCGATGAATAAAGCAGGGCGTGGCAATAACTTTAATTACTCTCCTGTACCGCATCAACAGAAGATTCATCCTACTGAACGACCCATTGAGTTAACCAAAGAAATGTATGAAACTTTTGCTTTCCCTGGTTCTCGCATTCTAATTCCATTTCTTGGCTCAGGTAATGGATTGCTTGCTGCTAATGAACTTGGAATGTCACCTGTAGGATTTGAATTAGGTAAAGGTTATAAGGATTCATTTTTAGTTAGACTTCACAAGAAAGGAATTTAAGATGGCTATTCAAGTAAGTTCTCAATGGATTGAAAATGCTATAGCTGAATATAAAGAAACAGGAATTATTGAGCGGACTGCTTCATTTAATAAGGCAATCCAAGCATTAATAATTAGATTAGACAGAGAAAAAATTAACTTTAGACTATACAATCTAGGTGCAGGTGTTAAGAAGATAACTACTAAGACTGATATCTGTCCCTGTTGTAAAAAGAAGTTAATTAAATAATTTAACGGACTGGAGGTTTAAGATGGTCTATGGAAAAGATAGTGATGGGAATATAAGATATTATAAAACTATAGAGGATAGATTTTGGGCTAAAGTAGATATTAAAGAGGAAGATGAATGCTGGAACTGGAAAGCTAAAACTAGATCTGGATATGGGAGGGTATTTTATCCAGATAGGTATAAAGAAGAGAGTGCTCATAGGATATCATGGGCTATTACATTTGGCTCTATTCCAAAAGGCTTATGGGTATTACATGACTGTGATAATAGATTATGCTGTAATCCAAGTCATCTACATGTAGGAACACAGTTAGATAATATAAGAGAGTGTGTAGAAAGAAATCAGCATAGCACACCATACCAAAAACTTTCGATCACTGAAAGAAGATTAATAAAAGATATATATAATAAAGGTGGAATATCACAGTATAAATTAGCTGATAAATATAATGTTTCTCAAGCTACTATATATAGATGTGTTAATGGAAGAAAAGATAATGTATGGAAGGAATATATATGAAAAAGACATATGTTGGACCTTCTGGAGATACAAAAGCTAAATTAGGGATAGTTGGCGAGCAACCAGGTGTTAATGAAGTTCGACAAGGTAAGCCATTTGTAGGTCCTGCTGGTTACGGCTTAGATGAATGTCTTAAGATGGCTAGGATAATTCGTTCAGAGCTTTACTTAACTAATGTCGTAAAGGACTTAGATGGTCCACTTTCTAATTACATTAACCTTCAATCAAATGGAAAGTTTACTATATCTGAAGATGGCTACATTTACATTCAAGAACTTGGCCAGGAACTTGCTAAATTAAACCTTAATGTAATTATAGCTACTGGTAACATACCTTTGATTGCTCTAACCAATAGAGTAGGAATAACTAAATGGAGAGGAAGTGTTCTAGAATCTACAATTGTTCCAGGTTTAAAAGTAATCCCTACATTCCACCCTGCAACATTCATCCCTCCTAAGTTCAACTATCTCAATAAACCTTTAATCGTAAATGATTTAATTCAAGCTAATATTGAATCTAAGTTTAAGGAAATTAGAAGAACTCCTCGCAGCATTAAAATTAAACCTACTTTCCATGAGTCTTTAGCCTACCTAAATCATTGCTCTGATCTTGGCATCCAAGGTCGAACCTTAGACATTGACATTGAAGTAATTAATGGTGAACTAGATTGCGTCGCTTTTGCATGGTCACCTACTGAAACTATCTGTATTCCCTTCAAGGATCAAAAAGGTGACTATTTCACTGTTGAGCAAGAACTTGAAATAATGCTTTTAATTGGGAAGATAATTCAAGATGATAGAATTTCTAAGCGTGGGGCTAACTTTATATTTGATACTCAATTTCTTTATCATAAGTATGGTATGGTACCTAGGGGAGAAATTCACTGTACTCAAATTGCTCAGAAGATCATGTTTCCTGATTTTCCTGCTGGGCTGGACTTTGTCACTAACATGCATACTGACATACCTTATTACAAAGCTGATGGTAAACAGTGGATAAAAGCTGGCACTGGTACCTGGGAGCAATGGTGGAACTATAATGGAATGGATACTATTGCAACATCCGCTGCGCATCCTAATCAGATAATTGAGTTATCAAAGCAGGATAATTTGCCTACTTATGAGCGCCAACGAAAGTTAATTAAACCTCTACTTTATATGGCTGAGCGTGGCATCAAGGTTGACGTTGCTGGAATGTTAAAGTATAAGTTAGAAGAAGAAAAAAAGTTAAGCTATGAAATAGAATCACTTCATAAGGAAGTTGGCTACGAAATTAATCATAACTCACCGAAGCAGATTGCTAGTTATTTTTATGGAGAGCTAAACATTAAGCCTTACAAGAAGCGCAATGCTAAAGGTGAATATAACACAACTACTGATGTCGATGCTTTGAAACGAATCTCTAGACGTGGATATAAAGCTGCACAAATTATGCTTAATCTCCGCTCCTTAAGCAAGCGCATATCAACTTACCTTAACATAGGAAAGGTAGACCAAGATGGACGCTATCGAAGCTCGTATAAGCCAGTTGGTACTGAAACAGGAAGACTCTCATCTGGTGAGACTATCTTTGGAACTGGAGGTAATCAACAGAACTGGCCTCATGACCTTCTTAGATTCTTTACGTTTGACGAAGGATATCTCGGATATTCTCTTGACCTTTCTCAGATCGAGAACAGAATCGTCGCTTACGTCGGAGGAGTCATTGAGCAGATTAGGGCTTTCGAAGAAGGAGTTGATCTTCACAGACTCACTGCTTCGATTATTATAGGTAAACCATATGATCAGATTTCTGGAGAAGATGGTAGTTCACCTTTAGGTGATGGGAGACAGAGTGAACGCTTCTGGGGAAAGAAAGGTAATCATGCTACTAATTACGATGTAGGTTATAAAACATTCGCACTTAAGAATGAAATGAGTGAGGTTGAAGCTAAGCATATTATTGAGAAGATTCACAAAGGCTATCCGCAGATTCGAGGAGGCTTTCATGTAATAGTAAAGAATATGCTATTGAAGAATAGAGTAGTTACTAACCTCTTTGGACGTAAGAGATTATTCCTAGGTCCTATAATCCCTTCTCGTAATATAGCTAAAAGTGCTTGCCTTGCAACTTATCGTGAAGCCTTTGCTCAATTACCTCAAAGTACTTGCGCGGATAAGATTAATGAACAAGGACTTGAATATATCTATTTTAATCAAGGTCTTTTCAAGTCAGTTGAGCTTCTTGCTCAAATTCATGATTCAGTGGTATTTCAGATTCCTTTGTCTGAACCCTGGGAATCTCATGCTAGGATTATTAACTTGATTAAAGGATCACTTGAAACTCCTATCTATTGGAAAGACACTGAAATTAAAACTCCTTGCGATGTTGCTGTTGGTCTAGACATGTGTAAAGATAACATGACTGAAATTAAAAGTAAGGATTTCCCCACTAATGAATTTAATCTAGCTAATAAACTAAGAGAAATATATGAATCAACTCAAGCATAAACTTTCAAACTGGATTGAGTCTTTCTTACAATACACTGATAATACTGAACCTCCTTATCTCTTTCGCAAGTGGACTGCAATTTCCTGTATTGCATCTGCTATGCAACGAAAGTGTTATGTAGAATGGGGAACTTCATTAATTTTCTATCCTAATCTTTACGTTGTCTTAGTAGGTCCTTCAGCTACTGGCAAGGGAACTGCAATGAATCCAGGACTTGATCTACTCTGTGAAATTCCTTCTATCCGCATGAGTGCTCAATCTACTTCACTTCAAGCACTAATTCGTCATTTGAAGGATACAAATCTAACCGATGTAGACATGGTTACTGGCAAGCAAACTTACCATTCCTCCCTTTCAATTTTCTCTAAAGAGTTCACCGTCTTCTTGGGATATCATAATAAAGAACTAATGGCTGCGCTTTGTGACTGGTATGATTGTGATCGTAAGTGGTCTTATGAAACTATTGCAAGGAAGAAAGAGGAGATCGTTGGAGTTTGGGTGAATCTCTTAGGTGGTACTACTCCTGACTTAATAAATAGTTCCTTACCAGTTGAGTCAATTGGAGGTGGATTAACAAGTCGGATTATCTTCATTTATGAAGAGAAGAAGGCCAAGCTAGTAACCATCCCAGTTCAAACCCCTGCTGAGAAAGAACTAGGTGCATTGCTAGTTAGTGACCTAGAAAAAATCTCTATGCTTTCAGGCCAGTTTAAATACACAGATGATTTTCTATCTGCATGGACTGACTGGTGCTGGGATGCTGAAGATCATCCACCTTTTCATGACCCTAAGTTTGACGGATATTTAGGTAGACGCAGAACGCATCTAATGAAACTTTCAATGATAGTTAATGCTTCTCATGGACAACATGATCTAGCATTAACAAGTGATGATTTAGAAGAAGCTTCTATTATTTTGAAAGAAGCTGAAAATAAAATGGATTTGGTCTTTAAAGGATTTGGAACTAGTGATACTTCTACCTTAATTAACAAGGCGACTAAATTTATTCTTAGTTCAGCAACAGATGAAATTCCCTTATGGCAATTTGCCAGACACTTCAGCAATGATATGGATAAGTTAATGATGGATAGAGTTTTAGTTACATTAGAAGCAGCTAAGTCAGTCAAGGTAATTAATAAACCTGGAGCAGATACTATAATTAAGAGGTTGAAGGATTAAGTTAATTAATTAATTTAATCATCTTTCTCAACCATTAATTTTTTAACTTCATCTCTAAATCCTTCACTAGCAATTCCTCCAATTCTGGAAACTTTTCCATACTCTTTCCAGAGTTGGGACTTTTCTTCTGCATTAGATTTCTTTAACCTACCTACAAAGACCTTTGCTCTTGCATCAGTAGATAATCCCTTCAACCGTAACCAGAAAGATCTATTAGGTAAAGTCTTAGTCTTCTCTTGAAATTCAAATCTATCTCTTAATCTATCTCTAGTATCTAGGTCTTTATAAGAATTAATATTCTTAAATATTTCCTTCCTAGTTACACTCTTCTCAAACAAATAACCTTCTGTTAACCTATCTAACTCTCTTCTTTGAATCCATCTTTTTATATCAGAAGCTTCATCAGCAGATTCAATCTTACCTGCAAATTTAGAATAAGGATTAGTCACTCCAAAGAATCTCTTAATTATAGGAGTCTTTGCTAACACCATTGCTAAATGTTGCTCTCTCTTGTCCTTAGGTAATCCTCTCATTGCATCATATCCTTGGCCTAATAGATAACTCCAAAGAGTTCCATTAGTTGTAAGTTCTTCAACTGCATATCTTGTTCTTTCAGGACTTAACCCAGTTACTTCTCCAAAGTCTGTATAGGCCTGAGGTGTCCGTCCAGGGATATGTTCTTCTTTTGACTGAGGAAAACTAAAGGGTTTATCAGTCTTACGCCAAATATCTTCATTCAACCAGAAGTCTTTATTAGTAACATAACCAAGTGCACCACTAACTGTTGGAGGAAGAACTCCACTAACTTCACTAACAGGTGAGAATTGCTTTAAGGTATCAGTTAGTTGATCTACATCTACTTCATTCCCTAACCATTTATCTGTTGATCCTTCAAATAATGTCTTGAAGAATCTCTGACCTGGGTCTAAGGGAATCTTTAAATAAGGATATCTAATCTGGCCTTTTTCATCTTCAAATCCAAAGTCATCTCCAATAGGAATGACTAAGTTATTCTGAGTATTAATATTACCTTTTAGTGCCTTAGAACTTTCTGGATGCATCTTGCCCATAGCAATATAAAGACCAGAAACCAGTGCTCCAAACTGAGCTAATTTATAAGTTGAACTAAGAGCTGTACCTGAGCCTGGTTTAAAAGCTCTAAACATCCCTCTTGTTCCCTGAATACTTGCATTGAGATAAGGAATAGCATTATCCAAAGCCTTAGCAATTCCTCCTCCTTGTCCAAAGTCCATGTAGTCTCTTGCTGCAAATGTAGCTTCTCTCGTTATATCTTTGTTCTTATAAGCTTGCTCATAAGTAATGCCATTCTCCTTAGCACGATTCCTAATAACTCTATCTCTAATTGCTAACCTAGTCATTATCTCTGAAGTCTCACCAAAGTAACCTAGGAAATTATATATAGAATCAATCGGCCCTTCAATATGTCTACCTCGTTGAAGTATTCTACCTTGATGAACTAAAAACTCCATTCCTCCACCTTCATTAATATAGTCATTATACCTCTTACCTTTAGTCGCAGCATCAGTAAATACTCTTGATAAGTCAGATGTAATTTGA